GTCGTTATCGTGACTAGGTTACTAGCTACGGATACGGCAGATATAGCTACTACTCTATTTCCCGGAGCAACTATGTCCATGTAGGCCCAACGATCGTGCCTATTAATAACCATCGAGGTAGTTTTTTCTCTTAAGAATCCAGTGCTTTCTGCATACCACTTTAGTTTTAGGGTATACGTTCCATAGGCATCTTCGTTTTCAGGCTTTATAGCAATTGATGTGTAGTACCCAGTAACAGGTTCTATATCAATTAGATCTGTTGTAATTCCAAAAGCAGTGTTAGCAGTGGAGGTTACTTTACAAAACGCTGCTCCTTGAGTAAGGACTTCATCAAAGATTGTGCCTCGTGATAAAGATCGCCTTAAGTTTGCGGATACTCCAATCCAACCTTCTAAATTCAATTCGAAAGAAGGAGATGACAGCAATGTTCCTGAAATTTCAGTTAAACCTACGTCAGACTCGTGAGTGCTTAGTGAAAAAGTTGATCCCAGTGGAGTTACCAACCCTAAAGATGATGAAAGTCGTTGATACTTTTCAAGGTATCTAGCTCCGTAAAAACTATACCCAGCGTTTACCATAGCAGAGTATCTATAGGATACGGTTTCTCCCGATTGAGCAGGGTTTGCTGTTGTAGTAGTTAAACTATCTGAGGGGTCAATAAACGGTGTAGCAATTCTTCCAAATTCAGCCTGAACCCCATCTATGTGAAATACTTTTGTACCAGAACCGGCTTCACTCAAAGATACGGTTATGTCAAAGCTAGTTTCTCCAGGGTTAGCGATCCTGTTTACGTGAATACGTGTCCAAGAAGAAGCATTTTCCGAAGACACTCTAAATGAGTTTACTGCTTGTCCATTAGTGCTTATAGAGTAGAGGCCGGCTACATTTTTAATGTATGCGGATACTATTACGTCTTCTCCACCAATACATGCGCCTCTAGGGTAATAAACAGTGGTAGATATAGATCCACCACCAGAAGCAGAAACGTTTCCTCGTTTAGTTCCAAATAAAGGGTTTGAAGTGCTTACGGTAAAAGTAGTTCCAGCATCTGCGGTCCACTTACTAGTGTCAGCAAAGGCTGAGTTAGTAACCATATTAAGATGGTTTCTACTATCCCATGAACAGTCGCTAGTTGGGAAGAATCTTTGAATGTTGGGGTTAGAAGGTACGGGCCCACCGTCTCCTTGGAAATAGTCTTCGATAGTAGGTAGTTCTACCATCATTACGGAATCTACATAAAATACGTCGCCCTCTTGAGCATTAGGAAAATAAACAGAGGACTTTGCTAGTGGGCTGCTAAAGTTATCATCTCGCACAGGAGAAACCGCGTAAGCAGTAATTCTCGTTGCTGTAGCTGATAATGTCGTTACTTCGCTGTCTACATAGTATGGGGTTGTTGGGTAGTATTTGCCGTCAACATCTGACAAAATTTTAACTTGATCTTCATAGGATTGTCCAGAAGAATACTCTAAGCGAACAACAGCTGTTCTACCTACAGGACCACTAACGTAAAATCCTACAGTATATGGAGTACCGGTAGTTACTGCTTGCCAATCAGATATCAAAGCTGCTTTTGCGGTAGATAGTGCGGTGACTTTAGCTACGGCTGTACCAAATATTTTTGCTGTAGATGGTGGGTTAAAGTCTTGCACAACTTCTGCGTTATACCCCTGCCACCAGCTAGTTCCTGAATCAAAACTTGGGTTAAGTATGTAGTTTTCTAGGTCTGCCTCGATGTTTACTTTAATTAATCTAGCATCTTCGTATTCATAGCTTGGTAGTTTACCTGCGTTTGTAATTCCTAGATTATTTGCTTCTCTAAAATCAAGCATATCAATTGCATACTTTGTATTAGGGTCGGCGTCTACAAACCTAATTACGGGGGTAGCAAATACCGCTCCAGCTGGAGCAAGGACACCGTCACCTATATTTTCAGAAGAAGATCTAAATTCTTGCCAACTAGAGGTTGTATTTACTACGCTTCCGTAAGAACTTTGAGATACAAACCCGCCATCTTTATCAATAAATGAGATAGACGCATCTACTTTTGCACTAGTGGTTAGATGTCTAACCCAACCTTTAAGTATGTAACGTTTGCCTTCGGTTACTGGAATTTGATGTGCATTGTACGGGGGATTAGCTGATCCAGAAGATAGTAAAAGTGTTCTTGGTATGCTTGCAATAACATTCATCATAGTTACTAGACCAAAACCTTGTTGACGTAATGGCCATAGAGGTCTAGATAAAGGAACTGTTGGAGGGGTTAATGCCACCCCAACGTCAGCCAATGAAGTAGCATACTTTTGAGCAGCTATTGTTGCCCCACCTGTACCAACAATCCATCGGCCCTTACCCTCTTCAAAGGAAGAGTCGTTATAATCAAGCATTAAGTTTCGACCTGTTTGTACCGTAGCACCCCAGTGAGTTAACGCAGTTGCATACGAGGTGATTGCTGCAGTTGTACCTTTTACAGCATTAATAAAGTTACCGCTCTTATATACTGACCTGTGGTATGTGTCACCTAAAGAAGGTTCGTATAGAAAACCAAGATCTGTAACTTTATTTTTTAGAAGAATAGAGGGGATATTTCTTGAATCCGCATAGTCTTGTAGCAAGTTTGCTTGAACTTTAATTTTGTCGTACTCAAAGCTGTAAGCATCAATTGTTCTGCTTAAAGAGGTGTCATTTGCCTCACCTACTGCGTCTCCAACGCCATTTGTTTCGTTTAACCATGCAGCAGGCAACCAGCGTTTAAAATATTCAGGTGTTTGTGTAGGAGCAACAGTATTAACTACGGTGCTTCCACAGTTTATCCAACGACTATTTGTATAACTAGTTACGTTTCCTGAACCATCAACGGCTGCAGTAAATACCCAGATAGTGTAGGTTACTTCGTGATTTTCTAAAAGGCTTGATTCATCGTCTATATAGGTAAGTCTAAATTCAGCGGGCAGCGATCCAAAATCAAGTAGGTCGCCTACATAAGGGTTATCTGGTATGCCGACGTAGCTTCTTACTAAACGCCAGGCAATAGGTACGTAAGGAGCATCTGCCGGATCACTGATAATAGATTTCCAGGTTAAAGAAATAGTTTGATAATCATACGACCATCCAAAAATGCCAGAAGAATAGTAAAGACGGTTAGCGTCTACTTCTCCGTACTTTGGTATGCCGTAGGTACCAAAACCATACTTAGCCATGTGTTATGCCCCTGTAGTTTCTTATAGTCCCGCAAGTAAAAATGGGTTAAATGGGTTTCCTTGAGCTACTTCATTTGCTGTAGTTGCTGTGTTATTTAGGGTCGTGTACTCGGTGCTTCCTACATATAACACGTTTGCTGTTCCTACTTTTGGTAGGCCGTCAAAGTTAACGTTAAAACGTAAAGTGTTTGCTGCGTTTCTAGTTTCTAGTAGGTTAGCAGAACCAGCTGTGGTTTTAAGAGCTACGCCAACAGTACCGGAGGCGGGGTTGATTGAATCTCCGCCTTTATTGAAGTACGGGGACCCCACTACTCCGCTTACTAAGCCCGCTTCAATATTTGCTATGCGTGCTCCAAGAGTAGACCAAGAAGTAGTTTGTGTAAAAGTACCAGCATAGTTAGAGCTAAGAATTAAGTTTCCTAAAGATGCCTGGACAGCACGTGTTTCATCTTGAAGTACATTTACATGGTCGGCAAATACGGTATCGACTAGATCTACTTTGTTAGTAAATGTTCTAACCGACGTCGGGTACTGAGCTGGCATTTTTTTACCTATCTACTTGGTTTAGGTTATTTTCTAGCATTGGCGGCAAGATGTCATGACAAACCGCCGGTTACGGTAATAATTAGATTAGCGGTCTGCAATACAGGTATAAATGGATCCGGAGAAGTAATAGAGGGGGTCTGTACTGAGGATCCATTGTCGGTATTGAACTTTGTTACGTTTACAGAAACAACTCCGTCAATAGATTGAGCTTTTGCAATAACTGCTGATAGAGCAATAGTTTGACCAAAGGTAACGGTTTCGTATGAGAATAGGCCCCCTGGGTTAATAAACGCAGCCCTTATATTTCTAGCAATTTCAGAATTTCTGTATGAGGGCGTAGCTGTTACTGCTAGCGTAATGTAAAAATCTCTGTATGTAGGCTCAATAACTGTTAGAGTAGCTCCCGCAGGTATCTTAGAAGCCATATAAGACTTTACTGCATTTGATACTGCAGTCCAAGTAGCTGTAGGGGATCCGCTAACGATTCCCGGAGTAACAGAGCCATCATTTTGAGTCTGAAGATACAGATTTACTGAGGTATAAACTGTAGACGCAGCCTTTACCTTACCTACTTGCGGCACTAAACTAGCTAACGCTTCATAGTCGGAAAGTGTTACCGCACGTCTTTGAGCAGAGATAGCGTTTTTTACTTTTGCTCTAATTTGAGTGTTGTCGTCTCCATCAGCACCGCCATAACTTGCAGCGGGGTTGGTAACTGAAAGATAACCCACAACTTCCGGTACGTTGTTTCCTGGGATAAAAGTAACTTCTTCAATAGTGTTTGGTGCAAGATTTCCAGCAGAACCTACGGATACCTTATACAAAGCACTGATAACCTGACCGTAAGGAGGAATAGAGCCGTTTACACCATCTCCAAACACAACTGAAGTTTTTCCACTTTCATCTACGCTAGTGGTAAATACTAGTGCAGAAGGACCAAATTCGGACAAAGCATCTACGAAGGTCCATGGAGCAAAAGCTTCTCCTTGACCAACGTACACAACAATAGAAGTGTCTACTACGTTTAGATCAGTTAACTCAAAAAATTGATCTGCTGTTCCTGCTGAAGTGCCTAAGTTAACTGGAAGAGGCTTATTTGTAGTTGCGCTAATTAAGTCAGGACGATCTGTATTTACTGTCTTTCCTTCTCTAGCTAGTAGAGTAATGTTGTCTCCAGCAGCTAGCTGTACTGCGCTCTGAATAGTTTCAAAATAAACTTCAGTGTAGTTTCCGTAAAGAAGGGTAGCAAGAACCTGCGTTCCTACCGGAATGTCAATAGGGCTATCGCTTATGTTTTCAAAGCGCACAGATACGGTAGCTGGTGTTGGTCCAGATACTCTGTAACCAAATAGCTTTCCTATATCTACAAGAGTTTTTCTACGTGCTGCGGTATCAATAGAAAGCTCATTAGCTACTCTATCAATATAGTAAGACATGACGTCGCCCATGTAAGCAAACGACTCTAGAATAACTGTACCTAGATCATTAGGATCATCCGCGTTCCAGTCTGCGTCAGTTCTGACGTTTACGAGGTTTGTAAGGTCAGTTATTAACGAGTAATAGTCTCTAGACGTATAGTCTATTTGGGAAGGAACTTCATTAGCCATTTTTCATCACCTCGTAGTAGATCCGTTTGGATTTAGGGTTGTGCTTAAAACGTTAACTGTTGTTGACGTAAAATCAGGTAAAACTACGTTTACTGTTACGCCGACTTTTCCAGAATCGTCAAAAGTGTTAACATTTACAGCGTCCACTTCAACTTCTGGTATCCAAGTATCTATTGCAGAACGAATAGCTTGGTCAATAGCTTTCTTAGCATCATTTTGATTCTCAAACATAGCTCGGGCTACATCAGTCCCGTAAGTAGGCCTCATTGGGCGTTCTCCGACTGCAGTAGACAGAAGGGTTAAAACCCTATCTTGATATATTTTAGTTTGACTGCTTGTAGTCTCTACGACACCAAAAGGATCGAGAGTAAACGGAAATGAGATTGCTTTCATTTAGGCTCCTGTACTCCTACCCATACTGGCTCGTTTACTAATCCCGCAACAAACATCACCCAGACTTTTTGTCCCTTTTTAGGGAGTAATCTGTGAAGAGTATGCTCTTCTGTAGCTGTCGCGTCTGTTGCGTCATTCCACTTTTTAGTGGTATTCGCTGCAGTTTTATGTGGATGCTTTAGGGTACCAGCCCCCGCCTTTGCCACCACTGTAAGCGCAGGAACAGTTACCGAATGGGTATGGGCTGTACCTGCGGAAGCTGCCCCCGAGGTTACGGTTGTAGAGGTAGTTGTAAGCAGAGCAGCAATATCTGCAGCAAGGTGCTCTTGATGGTCTGGGTGGTTTGAGTTAGCGGTAATAGGCAACAAAGCTCTAGCCCAGTTGCTGGTTTCTTTTCCGGTAACTGTAACCGAAAGCTTTATTCTATTTTTCTTTAGTGGGTCGTTTATATCAACCACTGTGCCCTCATATAGCCCAAAGAATCTGGGTCTTCCTTGAGGATCGAGCATGTACTCTGTATCGTGAGGTATCGCCATTATTTTGCCGCCCATGTTGTAGTACGTTTAACACTTGCAAAGTTAGGTACTTCATTTTTGTAGATATCTGGTTCGTAAGCTGTAGGTGCTGCCGGGGCATATGCTGGGGCAACCACCTTGCTTGATGGAGCGTAAGATACTGACGACTCTACAGACCCAGCGTTTACACCAAAAGAGTAATCGGCTAGAGCAGATTCGGCAGGATCCAAAGACTGTTCAGCTAGCTCTGCTGCAAAGTCTCTAACTTCTGTATCTGTACCAACATTGCTTGACACATCCCCTAGTTTATCGGTACCTACGAGTACTTCTAACTGATAGGAGGCGTTACCGCTTCCAAACAAATGATCTACTCGAAGTACTGTCCAATACCCAGACATTCCTTGTTCTAACCCATCTAAATAGATTAGCTGTCCTACTTTTACTCCAGCATCCCCTGCAAGTACCGCAACTCCGCGGTATTTATATCTGTAAGTTTCCGCTCTATCTGTAGCAATATACTTAGCGTCAGCTAAACTGGTAGCGCTCTCAAAAGGCAGGTGTCGTATAAAAGTTGCCTTATTTGTTGAAGAGGAATGGGTTGCGGCCATCAGATCTCTCCATCTAAATAGGCTTTACTTGGAACAACAACACCTAGGGTTTGTTTAGAACCAGGTTTAGAGCTGTGAGTAGTGCTTATAGGAGCATTGGTTACTTGATGGATGCCTGTGACCACACGATCTACAGTTGCGCCCAGCATGTCTGGAGCTTCATCAGAAATCATGGGCTTAAAGCTGTAGATAGTTCCAAACTGAGATGCCACCCTAGACAAAG